CATATATTATGAATTGAGCGTTATGGTAGCAGAGAAAATATTTGAGAAAATAGGGCCAGCCATAGATAAGGCCATAAAGGGATGGCAAGAACAGAAAGGCGGTGAATAATGGAAACATGCAAAGGTTGTAGGTTTTATTTTTCTGTGGACAAAGACGGAAGCCAAGGCGAGTGTAGATTAGAGCCGCCGAAGCTCTTTGTTTTGCCCGGGCGCGCTAAGGTTGTCGGCTTGCCGTCCCCGATTGAATTACGCAGCCTTTTTCCTCCGGTCATGCCGGGCGCGTGGTGCGGGCAATACGTTAAGGGGTTTGAGGCGGAAAAATCTACAAAGACAATAAACCTTGCAGAAGAAGAATGAACTGTGCTAAGATGTGGGCGACATCTAAAACCTAATAACAAGAAAGGAGCACAGTAATTATGGCAAAGAAAAAAACCACGCGAAAACGAATCGCCGAAGTATTTATGGCGAGAGGGAAAACGTGGCTTTCTGGGCGCACAAAACAAACAGAGGAACAACTACATCGCAAAAATGGGCCATTGGCGCCCGGCGATATGCCAAACGATGCAGAAAGACGAAGGCGCGCCGAAAGGATAAAGAAGAAAAAGTGATTTACGCGACAGACGGTTTGTATAAAGGAATAATATAATGGCTTATGGTAAAAAAAACGGTAGTGGCAAGGGTACAGGGCGCTCGAGTGGCGGCGGGCGCAATCGAAATGCTGGCGGATGTTCCAAGGGTGGCCCCGGCGGCGGTAAAGGCGGTGGACGCGGTAAGGGTACTGGTAGAAAAGGATAGTGGCAACAACCACCAAAAAAACTCCGATAACGCCTGAATCAGCGGCGTATTTTAAGTCCAAAACATCGGACGAAAAAGCCAAATTGATCGCAGAGGGCAATGCTTGCGTTTGGGCGGTATATCACAAGCTAAAACTTCAATCCGGCCCTTTTTCGCTTAAAGGCCGCGAGTATCTTGCGGAGTGGATTCATGGGCCTGCCGATAAAAAAAGAAGGGCAAAGAAGCGATGTGCAATGAAGGCACCGCAGGATGGTTTTAGTATCGGCGAAGCCATCGACAATCTTCACGGAATGATAACGGGCAGGTATAAACAAGGGGTTCTCCACCTTTTACCTACAAAGGCCACGGTGGAAGAATTCGGCAAGGCTAAGTACGGCCCGCTGATTCTTAAAAACAGAGGGGCCATCGGGAAATATATCAAAACCGGCTCCAAGGGTTCCGACTCGGCTTCACTTAAACAAATCGGCGATGCTTACCTGTACTTGAGAAGCGCAACATTAAGCGCGGACAGTGAGGGCGATTGAAAAACATCTGCGCCGCTATCATCAATTTCGGTGGACAAAGTTGACTTTGACGAAATTGAATTGATGGACAAAGAAGCAATCGCCTTGGCGATAGGACGCATGGGGGCCTCGGAAGTTCACGAAGAAGTTTATATTGCAAACCCAAAAGGCGAAGATTCGGGTATTGATTCGATATATAAGCAATCCGACATGCGGCATTGGCACAGAAAATGTTCGTGTGTCGGCGGAGACCTAAGCGCGTGGACATGTGCGGAGTTGGAGTTTCCTGAATGTGTTAGGGAGTACCCTGATGCCGATGAACGGGAACGCGAAGGAAAACACAGGGGCTATATCGCTTGCAAAAAATGCGGCAAGCCTCTGCCGTTGTGGGCGGGGCCGGGAACGGGCATGTGGATACCGGACAAACCTTCTGTGATAGATTTTGAAGGTTATCAAAAAGGACACTTAACCAGCATCTTCCACGATCCGATTACTATTCTCAAAGAATTTGAAGACCCGCCTTATGGTGATATGGGCGGGGTGTATCGTATGCGATTAGGTTTGCCGTTTTCGTCCGCCGAGGACAAACTTCGAGAGAACGTTGTTTTGGCAAACTGCGGAAACCATATTATGCCTACTAAGCATTCCGGCCCTTGCGCAGCGGGGGTGGACGTTGGGCTTGTTAAACATATTGTCATCGGTACAAGGCTCGACAAGGAAAGATACGATATAGTTCGAGTATCACGGGCAAAAGCATTTGATGATATTTATGATATGTTTTTGAAATACGGTGTTAGATTCGGAGTGGTTGATATACGTCCCTACGAGGATTCGGCAAGGGCGTTTCAAAAGAAGTGTATGTCCAAAGGAATCACAATCTTTTTGTGCCAGTACAATGATAGTCCGGTGCAAGAATATGATTTTAATGAAAACACGGGTGTTGTAAAAACTTATCGAACGGGAATCTTCGACCGCTCTCATAGAGTATTATCGAATGGTTGGGTTATTCTTCCACGGCAAGGTTCGGCCATAAAAGAATTTGCTCAGCAATGTTGCAACTGCGAAAAATATCCTACACAAGACCGGGCCGGAGCTACCGTGATGCGATACAGACCTTGTGGGAATGCCAGGCAGGGAGACCATTTTCGCAATACACTGAATTATTTTTTGCTTGCAGCCGACAGAACTCCGACAGTGAAGAAAAGAGGGTTTACGCGACAAACGGTTTGCATAAATGAATGAAAGGAAATAATGAAAATGAAATGGTTGAAAGAGTTATGGAATAAATATATGGCTGGGGCAAAAGCAAACAATTTTCCAATTTGGGAATATGGACTATTGGGGGGCAAGTATAAAAAAACAAAGACAATGAAAGAAGGTAAAAATGGCCGATAAATACCTTCAACGAAATGACGGAGAATGGTCAGATGTTACCGATGGCCAGAGTGTTGCTTGTTGCGACTGTGGGTTGGTGCACTACACAGAATACGTTGTGTTGGATGGCAGGATACTAAAAAGGGTTTTTCGTGAAGTGATGGAATCAGGAAGATGTTGTTTGATGAGAAATGTATATGCCGTTTTAACGAAACAGGCGTTGGCAAAGATGTCGCATTATACATTGAAAAAAAAGATACTGATTATGCAACTTGCCGATCTTGCCTACGAGTTTATAGAATAATGAATCTTGTCGTCCCAGAAGGCATAATGACGATATGGGGTTTATATTTTGACCCATACCTTGCCAATACATTAGCGGGACAATTTGTAAATATGTATATCGAACCGCTTGACGAAAAAAGATTTCCGCGAGGCGAAGTAAAGCCCTGAAAGATAAATAACAATGGATTCCGATAAAAAACAAATGCGGCAAAACGAGGAAAGAATCAAACAGGCAATTGTTTCCGGTCACAAGCGCGGCGTGTGCGATAGTAGCGGAAATTCTGTGTTAAACAAATACGGAATGCTCGTTGCGAAGCCGAGGCCCCGTTCGTCGGCTTCAAAAACGTATATCTTTGACAAAAAAAAAGGGAAAATGATTGAAAAAAAGACTTGACAAACGAAACAAGATGTGCATAGGATAAAAGCCATGGCTGATAAAAAAGCAAAAGAGTACATCGCAGAATACAATCTACTGGCAGGAAAGCAGTCCAATTCGCGGAGTTTATGGCAACGCACAGGCGATGCGATGTGGCCCTACGTGCAGATAGATGGCGGATATACCATTGGCACGGACAGGACAAAAGAAATACAGGATACTACGCCGATGCTCGATATGCTTGATATGGTGTCCGGCTTCCTGCAAGTCCTTATTCCTTCCGGTCAGACATTTTTTGAGATTAAAGTTTCAGAGAGATATTCACGGGACGATACGATTCAGCGATATTTGTCTTATCTGACCGAAGCCTCGCATGAGAAAATTTTCGCATCCAACTTTATGATAAAGATGGCGAAGGTATTGATTTCGATGATTACTTTCGGGCCGGGCTGTATCTTCACGGAATGGAAAAGAAAAAAGGGTGGACTGAACTACAAGGCTTCAAACATTGGTTCTTATGTAGTTATCGAGGACGATTCAGAAAACATCATCGGGTCAATTCATAAATTCAAACTGACCGCACAACAAGCCCACAAATTGTATGGCGACAACGCAGGGCCGAAGATTAGCAAGGCAGTGGAAAAACCAGAAACAATGCAAGAAGAATTTTGGTTTCTGTATCGCGTTATGCCACGCGAAAATATCAATCCGCGTCTGTCCCGACAGTTTAACTTGAACATGGAATACGAAGCTACCATTGTGCAAATCAAAGACGAGCACACGGTAGAAGAAGGTGGTTTCCCTGAAAATCCTTATGCTATCGGTCGCTGGATGAGGCCGGAATACGAAAAGGACGGTCGCGGTATCGGAACTGAAATGTTGCCGCAAATTAACGTCCTGTTCGATATGGCAAAGAACTTTAAGGAAAGCGGAAACAGATGGAACAATCCGCCGCGACAAGCTCTAATTAACGGAGTCGAGGGGCCAGTTAGGGTGGCGCCAGGTTCATTGAATTGGGTGGGAGCAATGGACAATATAAAAGCGCTCGATTCTTCACTGAACGGCAACTTCCCAATAACCGCAGAATCCCTTGACCGTCAAACGGCGATTATTGACAGGGCTTTTTTCAAACAGGCATTCGATCCGCTTGCCGACTTGAAAGGCGATAGACGAACAACGCTTGAGATTCAGGAACGTATCCGGGGCACGTTAAAGAAATTAGGCCCGCCCGGCGGCAGAATATGGGGAGAACAGTTGACAAAGGCGCTCGAAAGATCTGTCTTGGAATTGATTCGTAACCGCGATGTAGAGCCGCCGCCCGCCGAACTTGCTGGCATCGGTTTTGGTATAGAATATGTTGGGCCTTTGGCTCTTGCCTTGAAAAGCGAACAAGCCAGAGGATTTCAGGAATGGCTTAACTTTGTCGGTCAGGCCCACGCTCAATTTCCTGAAAAGCATGTTGACGATAATATCGACTTCGATGATGCTATACCGCGCATGGGGCGGACGTTTGGGGTTAATATCGAGGATATGGCGACTGTCGAAGAAAGAGACGCGAAACGAGAGAAAAGAGCGAAGGATTTGCAGGAACAAAAGGCGATGATGGCAGCGGCGGCGGCATCGAAAGCATACAAAGACGCTTCCGGCTCACCAGAGGAAGGTAGCCCGGCAGAGGCGGTAATGGCGGAGGCGGGATAATGCGACACAATGAAAAATATACTTGGCTCCAGAACAAATGGCAAGGAATGGTAACGCAATATGCCTGTATCATTTTGGCGGCTGGGTGCGGTGCTAAACAAGCTCTTAGTGAAGCATGGTCAGAGTTTTGGCGGTATCGCAGAGCGGTTTTAGCGAGCTTGGAAAGCGATAAAGAGTCCGAAGAAGACAAAGCGTTTTGTTGGAAATATCTTGATATGTTTAACCCTCATAAGCACTCGGTTTCAGAGGATATTTTGAAACAATACACATCTGAGATAACGGAGGCGGGATAATGAACTGTGTTTTTATTGTTTTTATGGTATTGACACATATACTTGCTTTTGTTTATGGCATGGCGGCAATGGCCCAAATAAAGGCGATGCAACATTATTTGCGAGTTCCACCACCTCCTGTTCCGCCACCACCGCCTATCTCAAAGGGATAGAATAATGCCGTTGACTGAATTTGAAAAAGGTTTATTTGTTGGGATGTTAGAGGGCGAAGGCTCCTTGATGGTATATAAAAATACAGAAAAACGAAAAGGCCGAAAGCGGTCAAAACTGGGTTTTGTATTGGGGCAAAGTATTCGTATTCATAATACTTGTAGGCCATTACTTGAAAAAATGCACAGCTTTGCAGGGGGCAAGATATATCGTAGCGGCAAAGCTAAGGGCACAAACGCTGCTGATAAAAAAAGAACCAAAGATATGTTTGTATTGCAAGTTTCAGGCAAACAAGCAATTCTTGATTTATTGAAACCAATAATTTCTCATCTGATAGAGAAGCGCGGCAGAGCCGAGCTACTGATGGCCTTTTGTGAATCTCGATTGAATCGCCCATCATTTAAGGCGGGCTATACGCAACCAGAGATTGATTTGGCTGAGAATTGGAAATACATAGCCAATAGTCCGCTAACTCGCAAGGGCAAAAAGATTCTTAGAGCAATGACCATGAAATATGGTCGCAAAAAAGGTAAAAGCGTATTTTATGCGAGTGCCAAAAAAGGCACGATTAAGGGTGTTCATTAAATGACCGAAGATGAAAGACAAGACTTAATTTCTGATTGCAAAACGACCTTCACAAAATCCGATGCAGGCGTGAATACTTTGCAATACATATCAAAATTCTGTCTTGAACATGCTCCTACTTTTAATCCTAACAGCGAAAGAATGTCAATTTTCAATGAAGGTGCAAGAAGCGTGATTTTGGAGATTCGAGAATTGTTGGCGGACAAAGGAGAGCCGCGGCAAACGGAAGTTATAACAGCAGAAAAGAAGGAGACATAAAATGCCAGATGAAGGAAACCAAACCGCAGGTAGTGAATCGCAGACGGGCGCCGAAGGGCAAGCGGCAAGCGGCGATGATTCTCAAGCGGCATCTCAGACCGCACAAGCAGACACCGGAACCGCGCCAATTAATTTTCATAAAGTCATCGGCCAAGATGGCAAGCTGTTGGATGGTTTCAAAGAATTGTTGCCGGAAGAAATTCGCCACGAACTTACTCTGGACACCTATGGAGACATACCAGAGCTTATAAAACAACATCTTGGTCTTACCAAAATGACAGGTAAGGACAAAGTGGTTGTTCCGACCGAGCTGTCTTCGCAAATAGAGAAGGATATTTTTCGCAAAGCTGTCGGAGTGCCAACAAACCCGGCTGACTACAAGATGGACGTGCCGGAAGAAACCAAAGAGTATTTCGATGAAACTTTGATGAAGACGGCCCGCGGGATGTTTCACGAAATTGGCCTGAACCAAACGCAAGTTGACGCCTTGTGGAAATTCGAGCAGGCACGTATCGCTCAGAGTGTCAAGGAAATAGAGGATGCCGAGCAAGCCGAATACGAGGAAGCGGAGAAAATAATCCTTGCCGAATCCGGCGAGGCGTTGGAAGATCAAAAACATTTTGCAAACAAGCTGATTGCCGATGAATGCCCCGATGAAACAAAACGGAAAAAGCTGTTGGAAGCGATTAACGATAACAATCTTCGGCCATATCTGTTCGGCTTTTTGGCGGACATTCAGCGAAAGTATCGTGAGTCTCATGCAGGGATACCGGCAGGCGAAGGCGGGGCGGCAATGACACCGGGAATGATGGAATCGAAGGCAAAAGAGTTACAGGCAACGCCGGGCTACATGGATGGTACAATGAAAAATAATAATCCGGAAGGATATAAAAGG